CATATGGTCGCTCCAATAGGAGCCCTGTGTTATACGCCACCCTAGGGTAATCCTAGCGTGGTATTCAGCCCATCTGAGATTCCTCTCAGGAAGGCTTCAGAACACTCCGCAGTATTGCGGAAGTGTTTGAATAGATCGCCGGAGGCTATGCCTTCCCCGATCTTTCTCGATATGATGTTCGAGAAATGGAGGATCACTTTTGTAAGTGGATCACCCATAAGGACGCCCCTATATAAGGTGCAGGTCCTTATTTGGTCGTCGACCGCGCGACCAAGTTTACTTAATGGCCCTGTGGCCGTAAAGTAAACGGTCCTTGGCTGGAAACATACAGCCAGGACTATTCCTTGGAGAAGTGGGGGTATCCCGCACTTCCTCATCCATTTGGACGCCACTGGGCGTGCAAATGCGTGTACCATTCGGTCTGTGGCCTCTTGGTAATCTGTGCTGCAAAACCATAGGTCTTGCCAGCGCTGGACTCTATCAATGTGATCATTGAAAGCGTCTTCTGTTCTCCTTGCACGGTCTTCCGTGAATAGGAGCTCATACATCTCTTCGGACGTAAAGTCACGATAGAGATTCCATCCGTGGTGGGACGCGCCCATCCCGGATCCTGAACTCTTGATTCCCTTCTTAAGGGGATAAGAGCATATTTTGGAAACCGTGTCTAACACGATTTTCAATGATGCAACGCCCTTCGTTACGACGCGGGCCTTGCTAGGTTCTCTTACAACTGTAAGCATAACCTTTCGTAGATCCTCCACCGGTGTGTGAAGGACCTCATCCAGACACGCGTAGAAAACTGCGGTGCCGATAGACTCAAATCTCTCCTTTGAGAGAGTATGAGTAACTTTTCCAGATTCCAAATCCCGTATGGGAATGGGCATCTCTTCATACTTGGCCATAAGGTCAAGTATGGCTTGGGCAGTTCCGCCCTCCTTCCTGTTGGCTTCCCAACAGGCGGATCCTGTGACTGTGACACGAGCTTTCGTGTCCAGCCCTGTAAAGACGTGGTCGGGAATACTCCCCATCACGTCGTCCAACGCACACTCGAAGAGTGCCTTTTGCGTCGGAGTAACTTCTGGCGGTGGAGAGTCCACCGACAGAATAAACTTCCTCTTTGATCGTAAGACGACCAGAGGAGGTGGTGTCCCGGATCCTCTCGTCTGGGACAAGGTTCCTGCAAGATATAGTCTTGAGAAACCCTCATGACGGACCGCCCTGTTCCAGGCCGGACCGAGGAATGATTGCACCCAACGGGGTGTATCTTCCATGCTGGAAATTCCTTCCAGCGGCTCATCAAGGTGTATCACCTTTTTGAACGCCTTACGAGCTCTCTTTAGATGCTCGTAATGAGTGACTTGCTCGTCAAGCGAGAAGTCAGTTACCTCACCGTCGAAGAACTCGTCGGTGAGTAAGATCGATATTGCTTGTATGACAAACATATCGAATTTCTCCCATGTCCAGATTTCTTCTGGATATGAGAGGAACCGTTGGAGGAAAAGTCCGTCAACGGTTTTGAGTACCTCCAGGAGCCTTTGGGCTCTGTAGGTCTTATTCCTGCAATCGGAGTAATCCGCGTGCAGAGAGACTTCCTCATCTGTCCAGATGGGGTCGTGTTTTCCTCTAATGAAGAATGAGATTCTTCGGAAGAGTGTATTGGCAAAGTTCCTTAATGGATCAGTGCCTTTCGCCGCATGGCGAGCCGACTGGAGCCTATGGCCCCAGTGGGTGTGATTGAAGAGGAGAAACATCTTCTCTTCATGTGACGTGATCTTGGTGAACCAAGTCACGTTTTTACGGTCACTTCCGCAGAGTGCGGGAGTGATCTTGTCTTGTAGCCGGTGGGTACCCCCCGGCCACACATTGATTCGAGGCTTCGTGTCCATATATTGGGACGCGAAAGCCCATCCTGCGAGGATCCGAAAGGGATCTTCGTAGATCGCCCGATTATCAGTCTTCTGATATACGGGCACGTCTTCTTCACAGTGAGATTCGTCACTGTCAAGGTCATCATCCGTAGATAGAGGATCCTCTATCACGGATTCCTGTTTCCCCTCGGAGTCGAGGGACAGGTTGAAGAACCCATCTTCCGCTAGATAGGGCTCTACTTCCTTCGAGAGGCGGCTACCCGCCTTTCGTAGTGTTAAACAACTTGGTATCTGCTTCAGATACAAGTTGTGCGTGCCTTCGGTATACGACCGGAGGCTCGGCGGTACGATATTCGTCTTAGAACGTCTATCGTAGTACAACGTACACTCTTCTATGAGAGAGTACGCCAAAGATGAATGCAGTACTGAATAGTGC